AATCCGTAATAATCTGTTTCATTAATGCTTGAGTTTCATTAAAAATAGTAAGGTCGGCTCTGGCTATTAGCCTTGCTTCTGTTTTGTTTATCATATAACTCATTTTTTCATATCCTTACTAATTTGTTTTTGTGCCATTTTGCTAACTGTATTATCTTCTGGACCAGCATCAGAACGGGGAATTGCTATATCCAGTGTAATATCTTTTTTGTTGGCATTACCTACTATAGTTATAGTAGTCAGCATATCCATTAAACTTTGAATGTCTATACTGTGACCCATTGCACGAAGTTTAGATAAAACCATGTTAGTAGGAATTTTACTTTTTAAATTAGCTTTTGCCCTAGTAAGTAATTCTTCTAGGTCATTTAAAATATCCTCTTGGTCTTCGCATATAACTTCGTTAATTAACATTTACTTCATCGCTCTTGCAAACGTCATACCTTGTGTATTTCTCCTAGGCTTAACGGGTCTAAGATCACCTACTTTAGGAGCTCTATCAGCACCTGTTATTCCTGCTTTTGGAATACTAGGAAAAATTTCTTTACCTTGTGCATCTCTATTTGGTCCTCTTTTTGGATCTAATAAACTCCCAGGGTCAGTTAATCTTGGCATACCTGGAGCTTTGTCTTTTCCCATGTCATCTGGAGTAGGTTTCATTGAATCTTTATCAGCATATTTAAATCTATCCCTCGCCATGTCATCTGGAGTAGGTGTATTAGGTAAATCACGTTGAGATGAACGTCTATCAGCATCTCTAAATCTATTCATCATGCCTTTTCTTTGTAAGTTAATATCACCTTGTGGTGCGTCACCTCCGTGAATCATTGGATCACCTTTTGGCATACCCGGACCTTTGCGTTTTTTTGGCGTACCGTGAATCATTGGATCGCCTTTTGGCATACCTGGGCCTTTTGGGCTCGTCTGTGGTATCCCAAGAATCATTGGATCTTCGTCCAATTGATTAATTATATTAATAAAATGCTCTTGTGTCATTTTACCACTCTCGACCATTTTAAAGAGCCTGTCCTTACTCTCTAGAAACTTTTTTTCGGATAATGCTTTACCCTCCATGTCGGCTAAAGCACTTTCACCTTTGAGTTCTCTGCCTACTGCATTGTCATCACCAGCTTCTGCTTCATCACCACCAAATTCATCTGCTGGCATATCCATACCGGCGTCTGCGTCCATTGCTGGCTCTTCTGCTCCCATATCAGTTGGAACTGAAGCTCCACCTGGTACTGGCTCTCCTCTAGCGGCTAGTGTAGCATTTTCTACTGCTTCTTTTGCAGTTTTCATTTGGTCTAGTAAACCACCAAGTGCGGCATCAGCACTATTGTTGTATGCTTCAGCAACATCAAAGCCGATTTGTTCTTTCATTGCATCTACAATTGGCATCAGTTTTTGTACTTGCATTTCTGCTACATCTTCAACCATCTTTTGTAGTTCGTCAACTAGTTCTTGAGCGGCTAGTAATACTTCTGCTTGATCCAAGTCAGCTTCTGTTAATCTGCTTTCTTTTTTCATTTTCTTACCATCGTTTCTAGTTGGTGCAATTTCACTCAAATAAGTTTTGATTTGATGTGCAATTAGTCCTAGTTTATTGTACTGTGGATTTTCCCAGTACTTGAGATCGCTCTCTTTAATTTCCATTCTTTTAGAATTTGTTGTTGTCAACATTCTGTTAAGCGAATCTGTACTCATTTCTGATAAATCAACATCGTGTTTAAAAGTATCAGCAAGAATACGATTCAACTTTTCTACGTTATGTTGACTTGAGTTTAAATCGTTTAGATACATGTTTTTATTCCCGTTCCTTTTATATATTTATAGTTTTTGTAAAATATTTTGTTTCGCACTATATAGTTTATTCTGTGCTTGACTCATTTTTGCGAGCATAATGTCTTCATTAATCGCATTCTTTGCTTTACTTTTATACATATAAACTTCGTATAATGAATTGTTATAATCCATATCAAGTTTTATTAAATCTTCAACTTTTTGATTTTTATTAAGCATTAGATTCTTAACAACACCCATTGCTGTTTCAAATAATGCAATATCTTTGTGTAACAATTTGTTACTTTCGTAAATGTCATAAAACCTTTTCTTTTTCTGTCCAAAACTTCGAGGCACAATATCAATTCGATATTTGGCTACACTTATACTATTCTCTGTAACTTTTTGGTTAATTGCTAAATTTAAATCAATATCTCGTTCAGCACGTTCAGCAACTACTTTTGTAGTTTTATCTACACCGTGTAGTTTTTTTAAAATATTCAGCATATCTTGTGTATTTGTATTCATAATTACCTCGCATATTTGTTAATGTTAAGTTTATAAGAAGTAGAATTATCTACAACTTCTCTTTCTAATACACCTCTGCCTACTAATGTTTGTGCAATATATTGTTCTCTCTCATTTAAGTCATCTTTTAGTAGTTCACTATTTCCATTAAATTTTTCTTCGATGAATTTATTTTCTCTGACATTGATCCAAGTATAAATTCCACCTTTGGTGATCATTGATCTCATCCTTGTGCCTCCGGTGCTTGTGGTTGTTGTGGATTTAGTAATCTACTTGGTAAACCTGTTGCTGTTTTAGTTTGCAATCTTCCAGCTCTACGATTTGCACTTCTTTGTCTCAACATCATTTCTCTATTTTGATCTTGTGCTTTATTATTCACACGTTTATTCATATTAACATAATCAGACTGAGCTTGCCTTTGCCCTGCACTACCAGCTCTCATTCCATACCGCTCTTGAACTTTTTCTTCGTTTGCTTTTATAGTATTTTTCATTAGTGCATCATGGTTTTTTTCTGCATATTCACTTGCATTTTTTTCACTATAGAATACTTCTACTATATGACCATCATGATTATAAACTGCCCAAAATGCTTTGCCATTATCATCTTTGTGTTTTACAACATGACTAAATGAATCATGTCCATATTCTGGATCATATGCTTCATTTTTTGCACCGTATGTTTCACATGGATCTTTACCACAACCGCAGTTTTTCTTTTTTGCTTCTATTAGTTCACTAAGTCTCATATTAATATTCCTTTAAAAATTATCAAAATTTCTACTACGTCTAATTGTTACACCACCTTGCGGCTTTGTCCTGTTTCTAGAACCTAGATTTCTTTGTACCGTTGGTGTTGGCTGTTGTTGTGTTGGTTGTGTCTTGGGCTTATCCCAAGGATCATTAGGTATAGGTTTATTATATGGTTCATCTAAATTAATATTCCTAGATATTGTTCCACTTCCTTGCTGGCTTATCCTTCCAGTATTAGGATCAACTGTTGGTGATTGTTTTACCAAGTCAGCTTTTGCTCTTAGTCGAGCTTTACTTTTGGCTCGTCTATTGTTGCCAAATGGATCCGGTTCCATATCAAACTCATATATCTTCACGTTATCTTCTCCGTTTGTTTAATCTTTTAAGTGCTTTACTTGCTGGATTAAACCTTTTTGTTCTCTGTGCCTTTTTAGCCATACGTTTGCCCATACGAGCTTTTGTCTTTTTAAGTACTAAACGTTTTTTAATGTCGATAGGAGCACTACATTGTCCTGGTTTTGATACTAATCTACCAGCTCGTTGACCTACAACACATCTATATTTTCGGGTAAGTGAACTACCTTTCCTTGCCCAAACTAACTGTGCTTCAACGACAGTACTATTATCGAGTTCTTCTAAATACATATAGTTATTTATGTGAAAATTAGTTCATTAACAATACGACGATTGTTGACAGTATGCCTGCTGTTACGGTCGCGGCGGCACCGAGCATTATTTTATTAGTTGACTGATGATTCTTAACGTTTTCGTCGTGCATAGTTCGCATCTCCGAATGAAGGTCTTTAACAGCCTTTTCGACTTTATCCAATCGTGTTTCCAATCCCTTGTACCTTTCCGCACAAAGATCAACGTGGGCTTCTAAGTTCGTTCGCTCTAGCGAAGTTGTCTTGGTTGACATAGTTTAGCTTTCCTGTCATTAATATGACTTTTTGCTTAGCCTCTATTTTATGTTTGCCTATGATGATTGCCTTTAATATATTATATTTATGATAACTCTGTTGCTTTTTTAAAACATAAGTTAATGTTTGCTTGTGTTTCAAAACATTTAGTATGTAATTCAGCAGTTTCTTCTAACTTAGAGTAAACAGGTATTCCATTACAGTCATTTAAAAGATTTTCCATACTAACTCCCCCATGTTCTATACTAAACTGCATCTTCCATACACTATGTAGTCCTTGATACTGTTTTCCAAAGCCTAAATTTACTATATCTTGTGCCATTAACAGGCTTATAGAAGGTTCCAGTGGTTGACTCCTAAGTCCTATTGTTTGTATAAGTGTATTTAGGTTTTGTTGCTGAAAGAACTTGAATTTGTCTCTTTCAATCTTGTTTTCTTTAGTGTTTGTAATATCTACTAGTGTATAAGCTACATAATTTGTCATTTTGAAGAACGCATGTATTGCTTTCTAGACAACCTTTGTTTCATACCTTTGAATCCATCAAGCCCAAGTCCACGTGTCATTGCTTTACCTAATGCATATCCTCCTGCTACAGCACCACCTGCTATTGCTAATTTAGCAATAGTATCAGCGCCACGCATCTTAGGTGAACCTTCAGCATTGTGAGCATTTTTCATTTCTAATCCTTGGCTTCTAGATAAATCTCTTATGTAACTGTACAACTCACTTCTTAAAGCATGTATTCTAAAATATTGTAGCATTCTTGTAATTACTAGTTGTTTTTGCATTTTATTAAGACGAGGCCAATCTTGTACCAAACGCCTAATACTTCTATAGTTTGAGTTTTGTATGTCAAGATCTTGTTCTATCCTCATAAAGAAACTGTTTACACCCGCTGGTGGTCTGCCCATTTTAAGTGTATTTAGAAAGGCTTTTATCTTAACATCATTAAATTTTAATCTTTGGTTTTGTAGTTTATTTTTATCACCATCATCAGCCATACTATTTCTAATTGCTGTAAGTGCAACGTTTAAGTCTGTGCCTCCAGTTCTGTAAGTATTAAAGTTTCCGTATGTCATTGTTCTTTGTGCATAGTCTTGAGCGGCTACTGCAAAATCATTTTCGTTACTTAGAATATATAATGCCAACATATTCAACATAGCAAAATCAGCCATATCTCTAGCATCAGCACTTGTTACTTTAGATTTACTTCTAAACATTCTGCTTTCCATGATATCGCCTATAAAATCATATTTGTTTTCTTTAGTTGGTGTCATTTCATGTCCGCCTTGTATTTCTGACCATTGACGCAATGTGTATTGTTTTTCGTTCATAACAGTATTTACCTAGTTTGGTTTCCACCTATGACGTGGTACTAGTTTAATTTTATCCCTAGTAGCTACATAGCCTTCACCACCTCGTTCACCGTCTGTGCTTGCTGTTACATCTGCACCAGCATTGTCCAGTTGGTCAATTATGTTATTTTTTATAGTTTGTATTTTAACAACTAACTCTAGTATAGCATCTAATCCTTTTGTATCACCTGCCATAAGTTTTGCTTGTTGTCCTTTGCTGACCTTACTGGTTTTCAGCCAATCCATAAATCCTGTCCTGAGTTGGGCTAACTTACCTTGTTTGGTCATTTGATTAACATAGTTATAGAGAATTGCATCTTTTCTACTCAGTCCCTGCTCCGGCGTTAACCACGTGTCTATTATTTGTGCGTTCGCATTTGCCGTTGAAACTATGTCTTGAACGTCACTTGTATCAACTTTGGGTTGATGTGTAACATATGTTTGTCCTAATACTACGACTGCATTACTGTTTACACTATTAGTATCTTTTATTGGTGTTCCATTCTTATCCCCGAAAGCATCATGATATGTATGTGCAACAATACCTACTTGGCTACTTGCAATACGTTGTCCAAGTTTACTACCAGGGTCAACTGTGTATGTAACATTATTGGGTGTAAACTGTATACCAGCATCTGTTTTTGCAAAAGGTCTGCTTGGATAGTATAACAAATCTCCGTATACATAGCCTTTCATATCAGCAGGTGTATTAGCTTCTAGTATCTCAAATATATTACCCATGCTACTAGCAAAGTCCTGTCTCCAGTCTTCACCTTTACCTGTGTTCATTATAAAATCTTGTAGTTGTCCACTACTTGTTGCTTTTTGTCTACCCCAACCATTTTTACCAGTCATTACAAATTCACCATTTGGTTCACGACCCCAAAACAATGTTGGATTGCCGTCCCACTTGATGCTAACGTCTTTGGAATCTTGTCCTAGTCGTGTAAGTATTTCTGCCGCCTTGAGTGCGCCTTTGCTACCTTCAAATGTAACTAGGTCTTCTAAGTGATTGTACTCTCTACCTTTTTGTGTAGCTTCAGTTAGGAATTGACTGGCTCTCATTAGTCAAGCTCTTTCCAATTTGTATCAGATCTCAAGTCTGCTAAAAATGCCGGTCCTTCTTTACCCAATGCTGAAACAATAGATTCTACACTTCCTATATCTTTTCCTGTGGAATTTGGGCCTATTAATGTTTTGGCAATTTTATCCAAGTCGTTAGTAATAAGTTCGTTTGTTTCTCTATTAACAACTCCTCGGTAAGGTGAAAACTTCATGCCTTTGTTTTTGGCTAGTTTAGCCAGAGCAATCATTTTGTTTAAACCTTTAAACTTGCTTCCTTGTGGAATGTTGTGTGTATGTATTTTACTAGCGGCTTCACCGTCTGCTACCACCATAATATCTACTTGGTGTGTATGATCTGCCATTGGTACTTCAACGTGTACACTAGTACCAGTTTGTGCAGTTTTAAATCCTGCTAGGTCGAATACCTGTCTTAATTTTTTACGGATATCTGCATCTTTGGCATCTGGCATTTTAAAGTGTTGTTTAAGTTGACCCAAGTCAACAATCATATCCAAGTCACCACTAATTTTTCCTGAAGTAGGTGTTGCACCACTTCCAATCGGAAGTGCTTTGCTATTAGTTTTTGCTAGGACACCATTGATACTTTTCATTATGCTAGGAATCATGTCATGGTCAAAAGGAATAGCATCAGGAAATACTTTACCGCCTTCTCTGAGTCTACTAATTAGACTTTTGCCTTTTAACCTTCTTAGTCTGCTACCACGCTTTTGACGTTTTTTCTCACCAACTAGTATTTCTTTTATTTTCATTCTACTTTACCAATACCACGAGCGAACTTTTTAGGATCTTTTGTTCTAATAGCATTAATCAATCTTTTGTTTAAATCACTTGCTGTTTCTACATCAAAACTTTCATTAATCAGATTAATCAAGTTTATTGCAGTAACTATAACTTGTTGCCCATTGGACTCAACAATATGCTTTTTGTCACGTTTGGGTGACATTGCATTTATTTCTTCCAAAATTGATCGTGTTTTTCGCTTCATCTTAGTAGTATTTAGTAAATATCTGTGCTGGAGCATTGGTGGTAAGCACTTATAGCAGTTGCAGAATCCTGAGAATGAACATAGGATCCATTAACAATAAGAGCAAAATCATCAATGGCATGCAAGCACAAAACACAGGCTCTAAATTGGCTCATATTAATGACTTTCTAATTTCTCAAGTGTTTGCAGTTCAGAATCACAAATAAAAAAGATAAGGTCACAAACACCTTTGCTTCAGCAAACTTCATATTCAAAGTTTTGAGTTTCTTTATGTTTTGCTAAAAATTTAGCACCGTTTCTTATATGAAAACGTTCTGCCATTGTAGTCAATGGACTTAGTGTAACAAACCTTTTTACCCAAGGTTTAGTTTTTTTAATCTCTTCAGCTACCCCATTTACAATATCTCTGCCTGCTCCTCTTTTATAACTCCATACGGTGTAAAATACTGCACATAGTAAACCTACATTTTCCATGTCAACTTCTTGTTTTGGTACATTACTTGTATATGCCACACAAACCACAGCATCGATACTATCGTTGTTTTCTAGCACATATACTTCACGTTGATTCTGCATCCTCCAGTCTAAACTAATATGTGGTCTAACGGGGTCATCTTTAATATATTTTTTTACTTCTTGTTGTGTCGCTAATCTAATCATTAATCACTCTTTCGTAATAAACTTTTTAATCTATCAGCCATATCAACTTGTGGATCTGCCTCAATATTATTTTCTGTAACACTCTCTCCTGCAGGTGCCACAGTTGTTTTTGTTTTTAATTTTTGGTAAATGCTTGTAGTGCTTGTATCTTCTTGTTCATCCTCATCTAAATCTTCAATCCGCAAACTTTCTACGTTAAATTTCAGATCAAGTTTTTGTCCAACACCGCTACTACTTCTTGTTTTCATAAACTGTATTTGTACTCTGCCACGCTCACGCATAGCTCTACTACTAAAAATTCCAATTAAATTATCAGCAGTATTAATCTTACTTATCCCGCCAGCAATATGACTATGGTCAAACTCAATTTCATCTACTGCACTTCTGTTTAACTGACTAGCTGTCACAAATAATATATTGTACTCGATAG